TTGGAACATGTCCTCACCTGCCTTGGACAGGAAGTTGATTGGGTTCTTGGGCTGGAACTTTTCAACCAGGTCTTTCATATTGACATAGAGTGAGTCTGTGTCCATGGCGATGACGTAGTCTTTGTTGGTTTCCAGCACCTTGTTCATGGCTTCATTCATGGCACGTTCTGCCCATTTGATACAGAGCTGCCCGTTGTAAGTGATAGCTTCGGCTACACGCTGGTCAAAGTAGTTGAACCACCGATTACCGAGTGCACCATACAAAGAGTTAAGCAGAATCTTAATGGCCATCTGCTGGTTTTCCAGATGCTCGATCTCTTTCTGTACATCATATGAGTCAGAGTCTTGTTGGCGCTGTTTGGCCTCAATCATCTGAGATTTGATCACCTTACGCTCTGCATAGTAGTCTTTTACGATGTTTGGTAGGAACCCAACCTTGTCAGTATTGAATATAATACCGTTGGCAGAGACACTCTGGTTCTCGCCCAGGTCTACGCTGGTGCCATCTAGTAACTTTTCTACAGATACATCTGAGTTAAAGGAATCTGCAATAGTTTCAGGCGACATATTCCACTGAATAATAATATTCGGGTACAGTGAAGCAAGGTCAAAAGAAACCACCCAGTCATACATTCCAGGCTTAGGTTCTTTTACATAAGCGCCAGGGTATGGTGTCTTGGTCTTGTCTTTCTTGAGAGGCGGTACGATCTTTTTTGAAATCAAGTCACGGTAGATAATTGATTCCCAGATGCCCACAGTTCCAAAGGTGTCATTGAAGTTACAGCCAGCTTTGTATGCCATAGTCATGGCCAGAGTAATCAGACCGAGTTTGTCTTCTAGTTTATCTACTAGTTCTACATCTTTAATGTTATAGTCGATAAACTTCTGGAAGTCGTGCTTGTACAAGAGGTGGAGCGCGCCGTACTCATCGTATGACAACTTCTTTTCACCTAGTACTACATGGGCGATGTGATCTAGCTTATAGGATTCCTGTGCGCCATAGGTATAACCAAACTTCTGAAACAGATCAAAGTAATCCATTTGCTGGATACCAGTCAGCTCGTAGGCAATCTGTTCACGGTTGTTCTTCATAACCTTACGTTCGCGTAAGTGGTTCCATGGTGACATAGACTTGGCGCGATCTTCACCCAGAACTTTGGTGATACGATTTACCAGATACGGAATATCAAATAAGTTAGTGTTCCATCCTGTTACAACGTCAGGACAAGTAGAAGGATTAGACCAGTGAGCAAGAAAGCGTAGAAGAAGTTCTCTTTCATCCGAACATTCTTCATATACGACATTGTTTCTTTGAGGCTGATAGTCACCCATGCCCCAAACATAATAAAGCTCATCAATATTATTTTTGATAGTGATTGCAATGACAGGAAAGTCGGCAGCAGATGGTTCAGGGAATCCATCATCGGAAGCCACCTCAATGTCGATTGTGGTCGTGTTGATAGCTTCACGGTTAAATTTAATCTCGCCAGGGTATGTGTCATAAATGTACTGAGTAGCATGGTTTGTATTACCCATGACTTCAAAATGATCGACTCCTTTGTAACGTTCCAAGAATTCACGAGATTCACGGCCCGAGTTAAAGGTGATGGGGGCAACTGGTTTACCATCTAGTGATTTCCAATCTGTCTTTTCTTTAGTCGGCACATAGTATGTAGGTTTAAATTTTACCCTATCTTGTACGCGCCGGCCGTTTTTTATTCCGCGAACTAGGATAGCATTTCCCAGTCTGTTAACTGATGTGTAAAAATTCATTCTAGTCCCTTTCTGAGTCAGGGATATATTATACATTATTTTTTGAGAGATGTAAACAGAAAAAGGGGACCGAAGTCCCCTCTTGCTTTAGTTGTAGTTGTTTGCATTCAACCAGTGTTGATTTTGAAGTTGATAAGGAGCTCTGCCATAAGCAATGTCCCTTTGCCGATTTTCAAAATCAATCAAATTTGTAGATGCGGAAAGATATCTTTCTTCATCAGTCATGCGGGCTTCTTTAAACCATTTAGTGAGTGACTTTATAAACCACTGCATCGAATCCCTCCTTTTTCAACATTTCGCAGATATCGTGTTGAGTAAAATGGTTACTACCTGTACGATATTCATTTTTAAGATAACCTGCTACTTGCCAGTAAGCAGAGTTGAGTCGGGCTTCAATGATGCTACTGCCCACCTTCCGTAAGAAATTCAGCATTACTATTTTCCTCGTTTTTTCCAATTGAAATTTTACGAGGCTGCTTCTCTTTTGGCAGGACGACTTCAAGATCAACAGTCAAGATTCCGTCCAAAAGATCTGCTCCGATTACTTCTGTGTATTCAGACAGTCTGAATGACTTTTTAAATTTTCGAGCACTAATACCTTTGTGCACATACATGTCTTGGTCACGACGCTGTGGACGATCGCCAGTGATAGTCAGAACATGGTCCTTAACTTCAATGTCGATATGATCCTGACTAAATCCTGCGACAGCAATCTCTACTGTGAATTTAAGGTCATCAACTTTAACAACGTTATGTGGGGGATAGGTATCCTTTGCTTGATTATGAATGCGTTCTAAATCAGCAAAGATGTGATCGAAACCGATAAACCCATTGCGTGGGTATCTGGTATTTTTTCCAGTCATATATTCCTCCTATTGACTAGCAAGGTAAAAGCGAATCCCCTTTCGGGCAATTCATATGTATTTATCAGCGTCCGATGTTATATTTCGGACAAAGCTCCCATTCATTTTTTTCTTTAAATGGAAGAACTTTAATCTGACGAAGCGGTGCTGTATCATTTGCATTGTCAGTGTTAACAATTGTCAACAAACCCCAGTCAGATAATAAGATTGCAATTGTATTTCGCCTTTGGATATCAGTCTGCTCTAATGTAGACTTATTACCATCTAACAAAAACAATTCTTTAAAATGTGTGATAAAGTATCGACCTTGCTTGTGCAAAATATGGCACGACTGATAAAGCTTCTTGTCCTTACGAGAGGCAATGCCGATACGAGTAAGTGTTTCTTTAACCTTCAGGAAATCGTCTGGCTCATTAAGGGTGACTTCGAGCATGTCCTGAGGCGACCATTCAACTGGCGCGTTTTCCTTTTCTTCCACCATGATCCACCTTCTGTTTAATTATGTTTATTTGTTCAGCAGAAAGTAGTGAAAGAGCAGAACGAGTTTTCTCATTACTGTACCCATAATATTCTTTCACCGCTTCAAAATCACCATCGTGCTTTACTTTGTTCCATTTGGAAAAGCGCTTAGGATTCTTTCGTATAGTATTTATAAAAAAGTCGTTTTGAAGCTTATTATCAACATGGTGGTTGATATTCATCTCATTGGCGAGAAGAACTGTGTCTGGAAAATAGGAAAAACTGTGATTAATCATATAGGGAAGATAAGACTTTTCATCCAGATCATCCCTGATGATATCCTGCTTGCTGTTGATCGCTTTGACGAATTCAAATGGGCCCATAAGCAGAATCCAAGTGGCCAATATATTCTTCTAAAATATTTTGGGTGTATTCCTCAGTATTGATGTTGGGATTGATATGTGCTTTACCATAGTAAAGTTGTGGTACAACTCGATGGCCTTCATCCATAACGATAAAAGCTCGAGCATCATCATCGGCTTTAATATCTTTTATGATATAATTGTAACCCCATTGATCAAGCTTAGTCTTCATCATATCGCAATACACGCAATTGGGTTGTGTATACAGTGTTAGTTCGTGTTTCATTTCCATTCTACCTCCGCCATTAGTTCTGTTAAGCAGGCAACAACATTGAGTTCATGATCAGCCACAAAGGCATTTTTGTACTGGTAATCAGCAAGGATCAGTACTGCGCGCGGAATACTTCCAGGCTGAATAGTTTCGTACATGCTATCATAAATCTTTCTAAAGATTCCAGATGTGTCTGTATCTATATTGCTAGTTACCCAGCTTCTCATCTTTTTGAAGTTTTTAGCCTTAAGATATCCAATAAGGTCGTTAACAGAATTATTGGAAAGAAGACTAAGAATGCCAGTGTCAATACGACCGCTGAGAGAATATCTCTGACACTCATTAATAACTCGGCGCCAGTCAGGCGCAAACCTAATGATAAGTTCAGCCAAAACTTTTTTATCATATTCAATACCTTCCTGTTCTAGAATTTTAGTCAGACGCTTCATAAACTGCATAGACAGTTCGGCAAGCATCTTCTTATTAGTGTTGAACTCATAGACACCACAGCGTGAGTGCAATGGCTCAATGATACGATTCTTGAAGTTACAGGTGAGAATGAATCGGCAGTTACTGGAGAACTCCTCGATGAATCCACGAAGTGCAGGTTGGAATGATTGCGCGTTGAGGTAATCAGCCTCGTCAAGGATGACAACTTTGTATCCGCCAGTCAGGGATACAGAGGATGCAAACTGTTTAATCTTATTGCGAAGGGTGTCGATGTTACCTTCCTCGGAACCGTTGATCAGAATGTAGTCCAGATCAAGTTCGTTACACAGCGCTTTGGCCACAGTGGTCTTACCCAGACCAGCTGTACCCGTAAAGAGCATATTAGGAAGTTCTCCCGAAGCCAGGGTCTGCTTGAAGGTATCGAGCAGGGACTTCGGGAGAATACAATCATCGATCTTCTGTGGACGGTATTTTTCTACCCAGAGAAAATCATCATTCATTATATAGTGCCTTACTGTTAGAGTAAAAGATTATATCACAGTTAGGGGTCAATGTAAACAGGTTAGTAGTCTTTTTCAGCCTTGAGACCTGTAACGTAAGAGAATGAGCAGCCTTGAAGAAAGTAGGTCATGTGATCAAGAAGCTCTGTAACCTCTTCAGCTTTAAAAGTATGGTAGACTCGGCTGTGTACTTCACCTTCTGGATCATAGGTGATACGCTCAAAGGTGTATTCGTCGGTCCATTTATCCATGCTATTCTTCGTCCTCTGCCTCTGCGGCTTCTTGTTGACGTTCTTCGGTTTGCTGAATCAGCTGTACACACTGATCACGCAGTCCACCAACAGTGGACAGCTCTTCACCTTTGAAAGCGCCACGCTGCACGATTGCATCGATGATGGCGATGGAGGATCGACCCACTTTCAGGCCAAGCTCGTAAAATTGATTGTCGTTCATTAGAAATATTTCCTTTTAGTTTACTTTTTCTCGAGAGCAATCCAGTATTGGACATTGCGGTCAGTGTTCTTAAAGTGGCTGACCAATTTACTTGAAACCCGTACCTCGTAGTCACCAGGCATGAGTTTCAAATTATCGATACCGATGGTAAATCCACTACTAAGGTCGCCAAAGACTTCACCTTCCACACGAACTGTGAAGTTATTAGCCGTAGCGTTTTTAGTATCGGTAATAACCAGTTTGACAGACTCATCGTCTGCGTCAATGCGAATCTGCTTGTGACCAAGGGCCGAAGCAGCACGCTTGAGCTTGTTCAGGGTTTCCTGAGTCAAGGTGAACTTTACCTCTGGATCAGGCATGGTGACTTCCTTACTAGGAGGCTGAGTCAGCATATCGATGTCAGAGTAGTAATACTTGATGCTGGAACCGTTACCTGCCAGAGACAGGGAATCCTGATTGAACTGAATCTCAGCATCATCAACAAGACTCATGACACGCACGAGTTCAGTTGCATCGTAGATGCCAAAGTCCATAGGGATGGGTTCATCGAGCTCAATCTTAGCCATGACGTTCTTGGCCTCGGATACGATACTCAGTGACGTACCCTGTTTGAACACAATGTTCTGGTTAATTGACCCGAAGTTCTGTAGCACCTCGAGCATGTCATTCGCTTGCATTATCAATTCCTTCTTCTAAATCATGCGTGTGCATAGCCATGATCGCATAGTGGGCGATCTTCATCAGGTCATCGCGGTTGCGTCCACCTTTCTTTCCATAGCGCTGAGCGTACTTCATTACGTTGCCAAGACAAAAGCCCATGCCGTGTCCTGCGTCTACGATAAACTCAGTAGCCTGAAATCTCTGTTTGGAGTAGTGTGAACCATACGTCTTATCGATGTAAGAGTGCAGTTGGTCCATGATTTTGTCTTCACTGTATTTGTACATAATAAAGTCCGTGTTTAATCAGATATGTTATCATACCACATTCAGATAGGTTTGTAAACCTTTAATTACGGTTTTCTCGAAGTTTTTATCGTTAAACTTTCTGTTTCTAGGGGACGGGTGCGGGAGAGCGTGGTGGTGTACACCCATCTTGTCCAGGTACCAGGAAGCGTTGATCCCCAGAGCCAGAACGTTGTTGTAGTGCGACGACACGGACTTGATGTAGTCGGTGTCGATTTTGCTGGGGTGAAACTCGGTGTCAGCCACCAAGTTGGTAAAGCTGTAGTGCTTCACTCCCACCTGATCCATCCAGGTGTTGAGACGTTTGAAAGTCGGAGTGAGTTTCACCTGTGACTTCTTTCTGGGAGACGGAGACTCACCAATCACCAGAACTCTATTCATAATCAATCATACTCCATTTTACGTCGGCTTCATCAAACATCTGAACCGAACGTTGCCATGATTCTTTCCATGGGTCTTGAATCTTCATACGAGGTACAACGACTTTTTTGATACCAACCTGAATAATACCCTTTGCACAGTCTGAACAGACAGGCAAACCGTAGACATATAGAGTCGCACCGTTCAGCGAAACACCGTTGTATGTAGCGTTATATATCACATTCATCTCGGCATGTACAACATATTTGTACTTGATTTCGCGATTATCGTATCTAATTTTAGTATCTTCGATACCACGAGGGAAACCGTTGTATCCCTGTGACAGGACTTGGCCCTTTTCTCCGATGGCGACTGCACCGATTTTACTGGATGGATCCTTCGACCAGGTTGAGACTTCCTTAGCCAAAGACATGTT